GTTTCTTCTAACATTACAACAGCATTACCTGACGCTGGTTCAGCTACTGCTGGTGGAACTAAACCACAAGCGGTTAACTTAGCAAACTATGTATGTCTAGTATGTCATCCATCAGCTGCTGGTACTGTCAAATTGATGGACTTAGCGACTGAAATGGAATATGACATAAGACGTCAGGGAACGCTAATGGTAGCTAAATACGCTATGGGACACGGCGTGCTACGTCCTGAAGCGGCTGTAGGTATTAAAGAAGCGTAAGCTCTTTTAAACTTAACGAGAGGGTGGCTTCGGCTGCCCTCTTTCTTTTTATGGAATATATATGGCAACACAACTAACACCAACTACAGAGTTACAAGCTATTAATACTATGCTTTCTTCTATTGGAGAAGCACCTGTAAACTCTATTAGCGGCACTAACAATGTAGATGTAGCTGTCGCTATAAATATATTAAATGAGACAAGCCTTGCTGTTCAAAGTGAAGGCTGGAATTTCAACACCGAATACAACGTATCTTATTCTTTAGATACTGACAACAAACTCCCCCTACCCTCTAACTGTGTACAAGCAGACGCTGGCTCAGCTAATAGAGACCGTAACTTAGTTATACGTAATGGTTTTATATATGACTTAGATAATCACACAGATGTATTAACTGCAAGTGTTCCCCTAGATGTAGTATTGGTTCAATTATTTGAACAACTACCTGAATATGCAAGACGTTATATCACTACAAAAGCTGCTAGAAGATTCGCAGCTAGATTTATTGGTGACGCTGGTTTAACTGAATTAGCTCAAGTTGATGAGCAAGAAGCTTATAACAATTTTAAACAGTCTGATTCTAGAAGTGAAGACAACAACATACTAGAAGGAGACGCTAACACTTATTCAATAATAAATAGACCCCCAAGAAGGACTTATTAATGGCTGTAGTATCACAAAGTATACCTAATTTTCTAAATGGCATTAGCCAGCAGACACCTACTCAACGTGGAATTAATCAAGGTGAAGACCAAGTTAATTGCTCTAACAGTGTTGTTGATGGTTTATCTAAAAGACCGCCTTTAGAATATGTAGCAACTTTAGATGCTTCTAACCTATTACCTAACACTGCTAAAACATGGTCTATACAAAGAGATGAGAGCAATAGATACATAACATCATTTTATAATGGTGGTATTAAAGTTTATGATTTAGATGGTAACTCAAAGACTGTTAACTTTCCTGACGGTACATCATACTTAACCAGTACAAATCCTAAAGAAGATTTTAAAATGGTTAATATAGCTGACTACACTTTTGTAGTTAACAAATCTATTGTACCTATAGCTGACTCAACAACTTCAGCAGCTAAAGTAGAACATTTTTATGTAGTGTTTACTGTCAGTAATTTTGGTAGAGAGTATGCAATACACCTAACTCACCCCGACTTATCTTATGGTATCAATGCTATTATACAAATGCCTGATGGTAGTGATGCTAACCATGACACAGATTTTAGAGACACAGGCAAGCTTATAGATATCTTTCTTAAAGGAACAAGCAGTGGTTATTGGAATAGTGCTTCTAGTATTGAGTTTAAATTAACTAGAGCAGACACAGGTGCTACTTTAAGTACTACTCAAGGGCTAGGAACATACTCAGAAGTAACAGCTGAGTTCACATTTACAGAACATCAATCATCTTTACGTGGTCTAGTTGTAGATGGCAACACTAATTACACAGTAGAAACTCATGATGGGGCTGGTAACAGTGAGCTTTATGCTATAAAAGATGAGATACAAGATTTTACTAAACTGCCTTTCTATGCAAAAAATGGTGACAAGATTAAAGTAACAGGTGACGCTGGTGATACATCATCAGATTATTATGTTAACTATGTAGGTAATGGAGTATGGGAAGAGTGTATAGCTCCATCTACTTCGCTAGGTGTTAATGACGCTTATATGCCACACGCATTAATAAACAACAATAATGGTACATTTACATTTGCTAAACAATCATGGACGGATAGAGACTGTGGGGACGCTACAACTAATCCTAACCCTACCTTTGTTGGACAGAAGATACAGAACTTAACGTTCTTTAAAAGTAGACTAGGCATATTATCAGGAGAGAACTTAATACTCTCAGGTAATGCAGATTACTTTAACTTCTTTTCATCTACAGTAACACAAGTTTTAGACACTGACCCTATAGATGTTGCAGCTTCAGGTACAACAGTTAATACTTTAAAACATTCAATAGCATTTAATGAGACTCTATTGTTATTCTCAGATACAGCACAATACAAAGTAGGTTATGCTGGTGAAACTATTACACCACTAACAACTATACTAAATGAGGTATCTACATTCGCTTTAGATGACGCTGTAACACCTGTATCTTCAGGTAAGTTTGCATACTTTGCACAGAAGAGGAATGCTAACACAGCTATAAGAGAATACTTTGCTGACAATGACACACTAACTAATGATGGTCTTGATATCACTGTAGCAGTACAAAAGCTTATTCCTAATAATGCTTATCAAATGATTAGTAACACAACAGAAGATACTTTAATGGTACTTTGTGCAGATACAGCTGATTCACAACTAGCCCCTTACTCAGGGACAGCTTCAGCAACTAACGCTTCAACAATGTTTATATACAAGTATTTCTTTGATAGAGGAGAGAAGGTACAAACAGCGTGGTCTAAGTGGACATTTACAGGTGTAAAGATACTTGGTGGCATGACTGTAAACAACTATGTTTATTTAATAGCAGCTGAAGATACCGATACTAAATTATTTAGGATAGACCTACAAAACTTAGCTGACTCAACTATAGGCTTTAATGTTCATGTTGATTTTAAAAAGAGTGTAACAGGTACTTATTCTTCAGGTACAGGTTTAACAACATTTACAGCACCATACGGAGCTAAAGCGGGTCTTATAGCTGTTGATAGTACTACAGGTGCAAACTATACAGCTACTAACACCAGTGGTGGTACATATACAATAGAAGGAGACCACACTGGTTTAATAATAGGTGTGCCTTATGAATCTAAATATACACTTTCTCCACAATATGTTAGAGAAGCTGCTGGTAATGGTGTCATAGCTATTACTTCAGGTAGATACCAAATTAGAACTATATCTTTTGATTATGAGAACTCAGGTTTCTTTCAAGTAGAAGTTACTCCTGAGACTAGAGACGCATATACAACTATAATGAATGGCTATGTTGTAGGCTTCTCAGGTAGTGTAGACAATCCAGCATTATCTAGCGGGACACTGGTTGTCCCAGTACAATCTAGAAACACACAGTTTACTTTAAATGTAAAAAGCAGCAGTCATCTACCCATGTTTATACCAAGTGCAGAAGTAGAGGGCTATTATCATAGACGTTCTAAGAGGGTATAAAATGGCACACGTGAGAAATGCAATAGTAGCAGATGGTTTATTCCTAGCTCCTAAGATGCGGGATGAAGACAAAGATGAATTACTGGCGGCTGATGGTGTACAACCTATGGCTGCCTTGTTAGAACCTTTTAAACATAGAGGAGCTCGTAACTACAGTGTTATAGGCACAGAAGAAGAATATGTTGTTGGCATGTTTGGCTCAGTACCTTCAAGTGAAAAAGGATGGGGTGTAGCTTGGTTGTTATGCAGTGATGAGCTGTTTAATTATAAGAAAGAATTTGTAAAACAATGCCCTCAATGGGTAGAAGACATGGGTAAAGGGTATGATTACCTGTATAATTATGTAGACAAAAGAAATGACAAGTCATTAAAATGGCTTAAGTATTTAGGATTTAAAGAAGTAGAAGAAATCAAAGAGTATGGACATCTTAAGATGCCCTTCTTATTAATGGTCAAGGAGATGAAATAGTATGTGCGGCGTTAACGAAGCAATGGCAGTCTTGTCGATAATAAAATCAGTCAATGATTTTCAAGGACAAAAAGCTCAAGCTAAAGCTCAAAAAGAGGCTAACAGAATAACGGTAGAAAACGCTAACATATCTTATCTAAATGACATACAAAAGATAGAAGGTGAGAAAGTAGAAGCTGCTAGAGAATTTGCTCTTGAAGATTTTAAAAACAAAATGGACTTGCGTAAGAAACAAGCCCAAGCACTTAACTTAGGCTTTGGTAATCCATTTAAAGTAGTGCAAGATTTAGCTGGAGCAGCTGACACAGACTACGTAGAACTACAAAACGCTTTCTTATCAGACATGTATAAAGCTAATTATCAGTATACACAGGCTTATGCAAATATGCAGAAGACTCGTTCTCAATATGTTAAACCTGTTTCAGAACCAAGTGCATTAGGATTAGGGGTTCAAATAGCAACAACAGCTGGAGCTTACGCATTAAGCCCAAATTCTATTATTAATCAACCTAAATCATTATCTCAAGCTAGTAATAGTGCATTAAGTTATGGCTCAGGCACAGGTGGTTTTGAAGGTTTTAAGCCAGCGGGTCAATATTCAATACCAACAAGAACATTAGGCGGTAAATAATGGCATATGAATCTAAAGTAACAAACAAATACTTCGGCACTACATTTGCTGGTGGTGGTAAAGCAAGTGTGCAAGAAACAGAACTCTCAGGGTTAGTAAAAGCATTAGGTAACTCACTCCCACAATTACAAGAGATGGGCAACCAGTATATAAAAACCCAAGAACAAGAAGCAGCTACAGAAATAACTAAACTAAATGCACAGGGTAAGAGTACAGAGGAAATCAAAAAGATAATAGACTCAGGTGAGAATGAGGCTTTAAGTAGTATGTATGCTACAGCTACTAATAATTTGTGGCTAGGTAAACTACAAGCAGCTGAAGATATAAGAACAGCTACATCACAACTTGCTGACTACAATCCTGACGAACAAACAATGGATGAGTTTTTAGCTGACCGTATTGGTACAGACTTTAGTAACACAGATAAGTATTATGCTGGTGGGTACGCTTCTGTCTTTAATGAAAAGAAAGCTCAACTATTATCTAAAGACGCTGAAGAGAGATACAAAAGAGCCTCTACAAAAAAAGTAACAGACTTATCAAACTTTATCCGCACATTTGAAGGTACAACAGAAGAAGGTATTAGTTTTCATCAACGTATACCAAGAGATGGTACATACACAAACACACAAATAAATGACGCAACAGTACAAGCTGCTGAGTGGTATCTTGCTAACGCTGAGACTACAGCAGATATTGATAGAGCAATGAGTTACTTAGAAGCTGATAGAGGAACTGGTAAAAATGGTATGAAACTGGGCTCGTTAATATCAGCTGGTAATCAAAAAGCTATACAAACCTTAATTTCTCTTAAAGCTAAAAGAATATCTATATATAACCGTAATAGAATTATTAGACAACACAACAAAGAAGACGCAAGAGAAGAGGGTCTAGCAGCTTTATTTAACAAGAATATTACAAAAGACGAACTAATAAAAAATCTAAGTATAGCTGGTGCATTAGATTCCACAACAATGAAAACTATTGATTACATTGAGGGAAAACAAACTTACTTTGCTACACCAAAACAAGTAGCAGAATTTAGATTAGGCATAGCTAATGGGCAGTTTAACTCACAAGCTGATATGTTTGGCTACATGGTAAAAAATGGCATAGCTTATGATTCTAGCTTTGCTACTATTTATAAATCTTCTAGAGAAGGTGAACTACCTGTTTATGAAGCAGACCACATATATAGCAAAGGTGTTAGTAACATTATTAACGCTTATGCTGTTAATTTTGAGGGTAAATTTAGCAGAACCAAAGCAGAAAGCATTAGGCTGTATGTACAAGACGAGATACTAGACAGGCATTATACAGAAGAACCTAAAACTGTCAGTGAGAAAAGAGCCATGATGAGAGAAATCATGCAAGAAGTAGAAAAACTTAATGAAACAAAAATGTTTGGTGCGGATAATACTATGGCAAAACCTAAAATTACTTCTGTTCCAGTAAAATCTGAAAGAGATTTAACAAAAGAGTTTGAAGAAGATAAACAAGCAGCTGAAGAAATGGAACAAGAGTTTTTAGATGAAGAGTTTGTAGCTGGTGTTACACCAAAATTAATTGACGCCCTATCTAAAGACACAAGCAGTCTACGAGATAATAAACCTGTCTTTACAGAAGAAGATAAAACGTTGTTAAGAACAGACGCACAGGATGAAAGAGCATTTAGAATAGAACAGTTATATCCTTATATAGCTAAAGAAGTCTCTAATATACTGGGATTCCAAGACCAAGAAAGCCTTAACAGATTTGTAGCAAACACGTCTCCTGAAGAAATACAACAATTTGTTGAGCTATTAGCAGAAGCTTTTGGTGTAACTACAGACGAAATAAACCAAGCACTAAGTAGTAACTTTGCTGAATATGTTGGATATACACCTACTGACGAAACTAGAACAACAAGAGGTAGGGGTGGAAGAGAAATGACAGACGAAGAAAGACAAGCAAAATTAGAAGAGATTGAAGAAGAAAATAAAAAGAAAACTAAAGAAAGAAAATCAAAAGCAAAAGGACGTAATAAGTAATGCAAAATCTTAAACGTGAATTAGAAAGAAAAGAACAAGGTTTACCTGAAACTTCAAGGGACGCTGATGAAAGACGTCGTACTGCCGCTGAGACTCGTAAGAGTGTATCGCTAAATAAA